CGGCGCGGGAGGAAGAGTTCATAGCTGATTACGACGATCTTTTGCGTCGTAACCAGAACAGGAACGTTAGAAACTTTTTTAAAGACATTGACATGATTTCCTTGCTGTATACAACCAGCGACTTGGATGTCTTCGACACGATCGAGGAGGCAGCCAGGTTGCATCACGGTGACCCTCACGTCAAGCGGCTCCTACGTATGGGGGCTTGGCGTGAACTAACCGAGAGTGGTGATCGTCACCGCAGGTTGTGGCTAACGAAAGTCTTGTACAAGTTCAAGAAAGACGAGATCGCTAAGCCGTTGAAGAAACCGAGGTCTATTGGAGACCTTGGCGTTGCTGCATCGTTGCAGGGTTTTATTGTTACGAGTTTGCTGAAGAAGGCCATGATGCGCCATCCTCTCAGCTTTAACGGGGTGACCGCCGAATTCATCGGGTCCCCCGAGACGGATACGCTCAAAAGTTCCTTTGGGCAACTACTCAATCCAGATGGTTTGGGTTATTTCTGTTATTTCTCTGACGATTCCTGCTTCTCTTTTAGACACAACGGTATTCTTCGGTATTATAACGTTGACATATCTGGATGCGACTCCAGCCATGGCAGCGTGATCTTTGAAGCCTTGATCCGACTCGCACCTGAGCCGCTCCGGGACGCTTTTCGCGTCCTCGTCGAGCAGTGCGAGCTCGACATCACGATTAGAAGCCAACACGACAAGAAGAACAAGGTGCGCGGACGTTTCGACGGTCCAACGCTGTTCTCTGGATCAACTATCACTACAGTCATCAACAATTTGGCAAACATACTTATCTTCCTTGTACTCTCCCGGACCGTCGCTGGTTTTGGGGATGAACCTATGGAAGATGATGAGATTTGCCGCATCTTTACCCTCGCGTTAGAGGATATTGGTTATGTTGTGACCGGATTCGCCCAGGACGACAAGTGCCGAAGGCCTCAGGATTTGCAATTCCTGAAGCATTCACCGGCACTGAGCTTGGCGGGTGTTTTCGAACCTGTTTTGAACGCAGGTGTGTGGTTCCGATCCACTGGTACAGCGCACGGGGACGTGCCCGGCTCATCGAAGCTGTACACGATCCAACAGAGAGCGGCTAGCATGCAGCTCTCCTTGTTACGAGGAATGTTTCCTCGAACCACGTCTCCTTTCCTGCGGAATGTTAGAGACTCAGCAGCCAAACACGCTCACCCCAAACTAATTCTAGCTTGCGACGCTATTGTTAAGAAGGACG